TTTTAAAAGTAAATCCTGATGAAGTCAACACTGGTAAGTCTGCAGCCGGTACAGAAAGTTTTACTGGAAATATAATATCGTAATTAAGAGAAATATTATTAGTAGGTACAAAGGTTTGTACCATCTTAACGTCTATCTTAGAGTTTAATATTGCAGGATCTAATGCATCTATGATTGTGAGTAAGTTTGATCTTCTAAAAACTTTATTAAACCTCTCTAAGTTAGTGCTGAAAAAAGTATTAATTCTTGCTTGAACTAAATTTTGTACTGACTGCGCAGTAGAGCTTGTTAAGTCAGGATCTAAATTAAAAGTAGTTGTGAGCTGTAAGTTTGATGTTACAGGATCAACAAACTCTGTTGTAATTGACATTACTGACATATTATCTGTTAAGTCGGTTTTTATTTGGTTTTTAACAGTTTGTTGAGTACTATCAGTAATACCAGTCTTAAACTTTAGTCCTACGTATACTCTACCATAAACTGCAGGAACATTATCTGCACCGCCATAAGATGTTACGTCATCTAGAAAAGCATTAAAGTTTGCCAGTATCTGTCCTTTATAATCTTCTGCTGTGACCAATCTTCTTTGTGAAGTAAAAGCTATAGGAGCGTTTTGCCTTATAGATTCTATGCTTTCTTTAAACGCACCACCTGCTGCATTTGATTCTGTCACAGTTGTTATATTATAAGCCACTGAATTAATAGTTAATGTTGAAGACGGTGTAAAGGTACTGGCTGTATTAGCTGCAGTGCCTTGTGTTGATAAGTAGTCTACTATTACTTTATTGCCTGATACAGGAGCTTTTCCAGTAGTAGTTCCGTCACCAAATATTAATTCATAGAAACCATTAGGAACTTCTTTAATTTGAAAGAACGTTGAATCATTTTCTATTCTAACTGCTTTCTTAATATCAGTATACGTATCAAAGGTAGTAGATGATGCTGTAGGAAACACACGAACTCGAATAGTAGTAGTATCGATTGTAACGTCAGGTATGACATATATTTGTGTGTCACTTGTTTCACCTACAAAAAATGTTTTTGTTTTTTCTGTTCCTTCAAAAACAGGAATTCCTGTGCCACTAGTATCATTTAAAAATTGGTAAGTACCTGAACCATTATCGTTTGCAGTAAATGCTTCTCTTGTTTGAAAGGTAAATGAAGTACCATCAACACTTGTAGTAAACTGCGTGTTTCGTGGCAATATGATTGCGCTAGGTCTTGGTGTAGTAGTAATACTTATTGATAAGTTTAAAGCAGCTTCAGGTGATACAAAAGATCTTGGAACGTAGCCAAGTCCTTCTGCAAGAGCGGCAACAGAACTTCTTAATTGCGCAGTGTTTATAAATGATTCATTTAAAGCAAAGTTAGCATTTAAACCAGTAAAATGAGTGTTATACGCTAACACATCTAATATATTACTTAATCCAGATGCTTCAAAATCATAATCAGCAAATTCAGTTTGTTGTTTTAAAAAATCTTTTAATTTACTTTTTATAGTATCAAAGTCGAGTTGAGTTGATTTAATTGTTGTTGCCATTATCTTAACCTTGTTAAATCTATATTTGTAGTTACAGTCTCATTCGTGTTAACAACTCTAAATGTTACTGTTACTTTAATTTGATGCTGATCATCATTTACATTACTACTTATGTTAGTAACTGTTGCACGAGGCTCATATATTTCTATAGCATTAATTATTTGTTCTTCTAAATCTTCATCATCTATATCTGTATTAAGTGCAAATAATAATGAGTTTAAATTTCCACCAAATCTTGGAAGAAAAGGTTTCTCACTAAAATTTGTAAGTAATAAATTTTTAACTGCTTGTTTTACAGCAGCTGCATCTTCTTTTTTAAATACGTCACCTGATGGCTTATTAGCGAATGATAAGTCAATGTCTTTAGATGACTTTGTGCGAGAAGTAAGTATAGTTTTACTTCCTAAGTTTCCATCCTCTATTGAAAAAGCTCTTATCGGCATATTGTTTCCTTTGTTCTATTTATACAGTTATGTAGTAGGTAACGCTTCCATAAGCTCATTTGTTACTTGTGAAAAGTTATTATACCTAGTTTCAACTTCATTTTTATATGTCACAGTCCATGGAGGTGTTATTTCAGGCATTGTTATTATAATTTGAGCATTTAATGATCCATCTGGATTGTAGTTATCATAGTCTAAAATAAGCTTTTCAAAGTTCAGAGTATCTTTTAAGTATACAGCTAAATCAAATGTTTTTTCTATAGCAATCTCACCTTTCATATTAATCAATTCATATACAACTGCTCGACCTCTTGACATTAAAAAATTAATTCCATCACTAACATCAAGCTCTTCACCTTCCTCTGCTCTATATAATCCTTCAGCTACTTGTAATCTAAAGTCTTTAAACTCTTTAATAGCACTTTGTGAATTAACAGATCTTAAAACTCTTGCATGTAATGTATATTGTTTAGCAAGTTTTAATCTTACGTTATCATCAAGTATGTGAGTTAAAGTAACAGGATCACCAGAACCTCCTAAGAAAGTGGCCATGGTAATACCCGGTGCTAATCTCGTTCTACTTGTAATTTCATCTGCAAACACTGGATTAAAGTTTGGTTCAGGTAAAGCTTCAGTTGTTTTTACGCTTATAGGTGCACCTTTGAATCTTTCCATAGGCTTTTCTGGATTTCCTATAATAGTACTTGGTATTTTTAAACTCTTTTTGCCTGAAACAATTCTATCAGTTGTAAGTATAGATTGTCTTGTAAAGAATGGTGATAACACACCTTCAGCTTGGCATGCATTTGTAAACTTTTCGTTATTAAGTGCATTAGGATCTCTTAATCTAGATCTTACTTGACGAGTAGTTAAATCTGTAGTTGATAGCCCTCCGTAATGAGTTTTTCTGTTAAGCCTATCAAACAATCCACTAAAAGTATCAATAGCAACACGTTTTATAGCAACGGTAGATTTTTCTAATAATTCATTTAAGACTGAAGTTGTTGGCTCTAATGTATCTGAATCAGCAGCAGATGTAATAGTTACTGTGCCTTGTGCACTACCAGCGCCAGCTCCTAATGCTGTAGCAACTGCAGACTTTCCTGCCGTACTAGCATTACCTGATAAGTTACCATTAAATGTTGGTGCAGTCATTCCAACATCAGCAATCACACCTTGTGTAGCATGAACAGAAGTTGCATTAATTCTTGGTATGCGAGCTGTATGGCCATAGTAAACCATGTTTGTTCCACCTATCGTTCCGCTATCACCTAGCACTGCAAGTGAAGATGCAGTGGCATTTATACTTTTTGTTGATAATGAAACTTCATTTTCTGCAGTCATAAACAATGTACCACCAACGTTATGTGCTTCATCTTCTCCTACAAAAATACTGTTTGTTTTTTTAATTGTATTTGTACTATTACCATGTATGAATGTTGTACCATCTATGCCTATAGTTTCTGATCTACTTTCTATAATCTTTACTTCTTTACTTTTTCCTATATCTTGTTTGTAACTTCGTTTAATAGTTTGATCGACATCTCCATCTACTCTTAAATTATAATCACCACCAACTTCTAAATCAAAATCACCTGAAACTTTTAATTTTAAGTTTCCGTTATAATGTAATTCACCATCGCCATCAACAATAACCTTTTCGTCATGTGCAGTAACTCTTATTGTGTTGGCTACTGAACCGTATATCATAGTTCCATTTGCACGCATTTCTACGCCTGATCCAGTTCTGTGGCGTATCATTATACGTTCAGCACCGGGTGTATCATCATACTCTACGATGTGCCCTGATGATGTTTCTTTAACTTGACTGTTTGGATATATAGAAGCCGGTTCATCTTTCAATTCTAAATCTAAATCGGCGTTACCACCTCCAAGTTCTACGTTGGCTCTTCTAGTACCTCTTGCTTTTTCATTTACAGAAGGAGCATTTAAAAAAGATTTTTTAGGATACGCTTCGTTAGGATCATCAAATCCATTTTCTTTTTGAATACCTGACGGTACAGGTTTATTACTATTTTTATTTTCAAAAGTCATTTACTTCACTCCGAAAGCATTTTTTATGTTACTTGTTAAATCGTCAATCTTACCAATGTTCATACCTTTAATAAGACCATCAACATTACCCATACTTCCATCTAGTTTATCAAAAAGAGCGTTAGCATTTTTATCACCTAAAATTTTAGATGCTTCACCTCGACCCTTAGTCTGAGCTGCAGCTAAATTACCTTGAACATCTATTTTTCCTGATTTTATATCTTCTAATGTAGTTTTCATTTCAGCTGTAGCCTCATCAATACTTACTGGTTTCTTTATACCGGTTGTTTCATCAATACTTTCAAATTCTTTTGTAATTTTACTAGGATCAACTTTTTGTATATCACTAAGTTTTGTAGGAACAGTTTTAACAAATTCTGGTGATTTAACAACTGCAAGCTCTTCTCTTGTTTTATCCTTCGGATCTACAAATCCTTCTGCTATTATCTTATTATATTTTGCTCTAATAGCAGATATATCTATACCAGGCCCAACATAGTCAGGATCGGTTTCATTAACACCAAGAGCATAAATCTGTGGCATAACAATCATTGCTGCAGATATAACATGATCAACAGCTGCGGCTTGTTGAGGAGTTACTGCATTTTTTTCACCAGCTATTAAAACAACATAGATCATTTTATTAAACCTATCCGGAAAGGCTCCATCATCGTTAACCACGTCTATTGGTCTACCTTTTTGTACGGTACCATCTCTCTTTATAACAAAGTGCGATTGTATTCCAAACTTTATTGCGTCACTACCTTCTAAAATTTTACGAGCTGCAGCACTAGCTTCAGTAGGAGTTTTCTTACCTTTCTGTTCATTTATAGTAAATTCTAAATCAAATTCTTTATTTAACTTCTTTAAACCTTTTGCATCTTTAGAAAAAACATATTCATCAGTTGTGTAATCAACAATCATTTGAGTTACTGCATTCTCTCCTTTAGAATTACATCTAACACTTCCTTCTAAATAATCTAATAACTTATCAAATGATCCTATAGTTTCAAATACGTAATCGTCAGGTGTAAGAAATCCATTGAAGCGAGAATTTGAAGTGGCCGCGGCTTTTTCTTCTTTTCCAATGGCTGGTGTCATGTTAGGTGTCAAGGTTCCTTTGCCGAGTGCTTTATTCATATTGGTACTGTAATCAACTTTACCGCTAGCGGCGTCTTGACCTTTCATTAATTTTTCAACTACTTGTCCTTTTTGCGCGGTTGGTATCTTAACTCCATCAGGAATGTTTGGTATTGCTTTGTTTATATCAGTAGAAGTTGGAATTCCTTTAGCTTTAGCCAACATATTTGGTTGTATATTTGCAAAAGATCTTCCACCTTGAGGAAGCATATCACCGATTTTACCTAAATCAAATCCAGCATTACCAAATAATTGTGCTCTTGCTTTTGTTACTTCTTTTTGTTTTGCACCAATAATATCCTCAGGTGATTTGCCTTCTTCTTTATCAGCCACTGCCTCTTCAACTTTTGCTAAAACTTTTACACTTACAGTTGCAGGCATAAAATTATTTGATAATAAATTTTTTCGAGCTGCCGGTTTTAATCCCGGAGTATTTCTTGTTAAACTTTTTTGTATATCATCTAAAGTACCATTGCATATTTCAACCTTATTTAAGTTTATAG